GGGAGCTTCGGGGGTTTCGACCTTGGCCACGGCGGGTGGCTCGGCCTGATGGATTTCGAGGATCCCCGCCTCAAGAAGCGCCGGGATTTCGTTGGTCGCTTCCCAGGCGATAATGTCGCCCGGCTTGTGGACAAAGTTATCGCCCACCATTCCCTGCTTTACCAAAAACATTTCGGGCATCTTCCACCTCGCGTATCAAATTGAAAAGAAATAAGAAAAAAGGCCCGCCCGCCAAAGAAGGAGAGCGGGCCCAAGGGGTCACAACAGTCGAGGATTACGCCTGGGTCAAAAGCTTGATCGCGTTGGTCTGCACGACCTTCGAGTCGCGACGACCGACGGCCAGGAAGCCGGTTTCGTATGCGTCCGCGTAGCGCTCATCGAGGCGGCGGATTTCAAGCGGGCCCGCATCGCGGATATAAAACTGTTCAAAGTCGCCGAAGGCGATGGTCTTGTTGGTCGTGGCGACCGAGCTTGCCATCGAGTTGTTGAGGATGACGGGGAAGCCCATCAAACGCCGGTCGGTGGGGTCGGCGTAGTTCATCGGGATCAGGTTGCGGCCCAGAGAATCCTGGAGCTTGAGCAAGTAGTACCAGACGCTTTGGTGCATCGCGAATTTGGCGTTGGGGTGATACGCGGCATCAAGGCTGTTGATGAGGCCGACCACTTCGTTAATGGTGATCGCCGTCGCAGAAGCGGCGGTGACGCCAGCGGAAGCGCCGGTCACAAAGCCCTGGGGCTGGCTCGATCCGGTGCCGGTGGCAAATGCCGCCGATTCCGAACGGCCAATCCGATCACCCATGAGCTGGGCGAGGTAGGCCTGGATGTCGATGCCGGTATCCCGGAGCAGCTCGTTGGAGGCTTTGATCAGCGTTCGGTAGGTATAGCTGTTAAGCGTTACCTGGCCGAAGGTGACATCGGTCGCCGAGCTGGCCGAGGCTTCAGCCACCAGTGATCCGGTGTTGCTGGTATCGTCCACGGTGGGCAGAGGGAGCGGGTTGCCGGTTTCGGTCTGGAGCACCCGGGCGTGCTCACGCATCGGATTAAACAGGGCGCGGCGGATGTTGAGCTCGGCCAGAAATCCTTGGGGGATGGTGTAACCACCAGCGGAACCGGAGCTGGTGTTGTCGCGTTCCTCGATCTGGTATGCGCTCAATGGAATCGTCAGCGAGCGGCTCTGTAGGTTGAGGCCGGTGCGCTCCGCGGCGGCGCGCTGTTCGTTGGTCGCATCGTTGCCCAGAAGGAAACCACGCAGGGCAAGGTTTTTGTCACGGGTGCGTTGACGATCGTTATAATCGGAAACAAAGCCGGGGGCGGGCATCGCACGGCGAGAGGCGAAGGCCGAGCGGGACGCCTGCGATCTTCGTTTCTTTTCCTCTTTCATTTCGGCATCATCGGGCGCGTTGGCGTTGTTTTCCTGCGCGTCATCGATCGCCTTTTGATCTTCTTCGGGGTCGGCGTTGACATAGGCTTCGCAGGCGGCGACGCGCTTGTCGAGGTCATCAACCTTGGCCTGGAGCTGGGCGACCATTTGCGCCTCTTCGGGGCTCCATTCGCGGCTTTCGGCGGTCTTCAAAAGACCAGACCATTGGGTCATCAGCGCCGAGCGCTGTTCTTTGAGCTTTTTAATCGTTTCCATGAATGTTCCTTTGGGCTTTAGGCCCGTCGAGTGGCGAAAGAAAACAAGCGCTTGGAGCGCTCCACGGCCTGACGGGCTCGGTGGCTTCTGAGGGAACGGAGGGCGGCCTCGGTCCCTTGCGGATATGCGGGATCGGCGACGACGGAAATTTCCATCAGGTCAACATCAAGGAGGGTTCGGACCCGGACGCTCTCGCCCGGCGAGGGCTCGTCCCAGCTTTGCTTGCGGGTGATGAATCCAAAAGACATCTGCGACACATCGCCGCGTTCCATCAGCGTGATCAGGTCGCGGGCGTAACTGGTGTCGGGGAGATCGAGGCGAAACGAGAGGCCAGCGGGAACGGATGCCAGGGAGAGCGACCCGGAGCGGGTCGAGCCGAGAACAAGGGACGAGTCGTGGTTGTAATAGGCGAGAATATTGGAGCGCTCGGCGAGCGAGCGGGTGAAGGCGTCCGGATCAATCTGTTCGCGGAATCCGCCCAGGTCGGCGGAAAGGACACCGTAGGGCGCGGCGATCCCGGTGATCTGCCGCGATTGCGGATCGGCCCGGAGTTCGTGTATTGCAATGGTGCGCCGCTCGGTCATAGGTCCTCCTTGGTTGGGAGGTACACGAGCGGAAATCAATTACAGGGATCGCGGACAGGGAAATTGTCCGCATTGGCCTACGATTCGGAATAGGGGTTAGGATCGTTGGCGGGAATCAGAGGCTTGGGAGATCCGTTAAGCGGGGTCTGACCAAATTGTGGGGTCGAGGGCGGAAGCTGGGTCCCGCTGGTTTGCTGGCTGATCGTCGCCATATTCAGAGGCTGCATGTAGGTGTCACCGCCTTCGATGGGCGGCTGGCCTTCCATGGTGCGCACATCGTTGACCGAGAGCCAACCATTATTGCGACCGATGGCGTAGGTGTTGTAGCGGGTTTGGATGTCACCACGCAGGAGACCCTCGACGGAGTGCTCGGCGTAATAGTCGCCATGGGGGAAAAGCTTTATGGAGATTTCCTGTTCCATGCGGACAAGATGTGGGCGCAGCGTATTGACGACAAAATCGATCCCATCCTGTTCGATGTTGCTAAAGGCGGTTGCGCCCTGGACCCGGAGGCGGGAAAGCGGCAGGCCAAACCAACGGGCAATTTCCTCTACGCCGAATTTGCGGCTCTCCAGAAATTGGGCGTCATCGTTGGGGACCGAGACGGTCGAGACTTCCATTCCTTCTTCAAGAATCGCGGTGCGATGGCTGTTCTCGCCACCGGCGTGAATTGCCTCCCAGCCTTCGCGCAAGCGCTTGCGGGCATCATCGGATAATCGGCCAGGGTGTTTGAGCAAGACGCCGGGGCGAGCGCCCCGACCAAAGAATCCTGCGCCATAGCGTTCGAGGCTGATGTTGAGGCCAAGCGATTCGCGGGCCTGACGGATCACCGAGACGCCCACCAGGCCATCGAGGGAAAAGCCACGAAAATGGAGGATATCCTGAGGGTCAAAGTCGATGATGTTCCCCATGTAGGGCGTGCAGCGATAAAAAAGAAACCCGTTTTGATCACGCCAGGGGACCACCTGGGCGAAGGTCAAAGGCCAGATGTTAATCACTTCGCCGGTCAAGGGGTCGCGCTCGATCTCGGCAAAGCTGTTGCCATGAAGGAGCATTTTGGCGACCAAAGCGACGCGGGCGACGGAGGCGGGAGCCTCGGGGTTGGCTTGGCTGTGGAGGACTCGATAGGCGGGGTGATCGGGAGCCAGAAAGCGCTTTTGCCCATCACGGCGATAGACATGAAGAGGCAAAGTGCCGATGGCCTCGGCGATCACACGCACGGCAGCAAAGACAGCGGAGACGGCAAGGGCCGAGGATTCGGAGACGGTGACGCCGGTGGAGCTTGGCGCGGTCAAAACCGAGGTGGTGATCGGCCCAACAGGCGACGGTTTTACCTTGCCCATGCGGGTTTCGAGGTCGATTGTGTCGGCGGAATGCACCCATTCGGACATCAAAACACCTCTAATCCCTGGAGCTCGTAGATACTCTCACCATTTACCCCGGTTGCCTCCGCGGTTCGGGCCCGTGCGAAGGCCATAATTGAGGAAACGGCAGCGTCTATCCGCTCGACGGAGCGCTTTTTCGAGGGCTTTTGGTTGCCTGCGGCGTCGAATTCGATCACAACATTGTCGATACACCAGCGCAAAAGCGGATTTCCATCGTGGGAAATCTGCTTTTGAAGGACGGCGGCCTCAAAATCCTTGGTCGGAGGAGACATCGAGCGGAAGCCCTGTCGGAATTCGCGGACAACATAGCCCTGATTTTCTAGTTTTTGCATCAAAAATTCGGCGTTCCAAGGGTCGACGGCGATCTCCCGGATCTTGTAATCCTCCGAAATCTCGGCGATACGGCGCAAAATCACCTCGTAATCGATGATTTCGCCCGGAATAATCTCCAGATGCCCGGTGCGAGCAAATTGGTCGTAGCGCATCCGGTTGGTATCGTTGCGTTTTGCGATCATGGCCGAAGTCGTCCAGGCAAAAGTTTTCAGGTGGATGGCTCCGGCCAGCGGGAAGGCCAGGGTGAAGCTGGTCAGGTCGGTACGGCTGGAGAGGTCGAGAGCGGCGTAGCAAGGCACCTCCTCCAGATTCGTCGGGTGCGCTTCGCAGGAATTCCAGGCCTCGGTGGCGATCCAGCGGGCGGCGGATTCGACCCATTGGTTCAAATGGTATTGGCGGAAGGATTGCTCACGGGCCGGGTTGTTTTGCGCGGTTTGGCAGGTGTCTTTCAAATATTCAAGCGTTACGGATTTTCCGAGTCCAGGATTCGCCGCTTTCCACGCCTCAAGGCTTTTCCAATCCATCTCCCGGGGAGCCTCGTAGATGACGGGCAAAAAGGTCGGGTCGACCACCACGCCATCGCGGACCTGTTTGGCGTAGTTGTAAAGCTCGTAACAGAGCGACAGCCGATCATGACCGGAGGTGCTGATCATGAAAGCGAGCGGCTCAGTCCGTGCGCCCATCGAGGTCACCAGCGACTCGTACAGGTCGCGATTTTTTTGCGTGAGGAGCTCATCGAAAATAAGGGTGGAAATGTTGTGGCCGAGATTGCCAGCGGCGTCGGCGGCGATGACTTTGTAAACGGCTCCACGGTTTGCCTCGATGTGACGGCGGTAGACCTTGCACATCTTTGAGAGCTCCGGGCTTTGCAAAACCATCTGCTTTGCAATGTCAAACGACAAGGCGGCCTGATCGCTATCGCAGGCGGCGGAGAGAATCTCCGCCCCCGGTTCCTGATCGCCGAACAGCATGTAAAGGGCGAGCCCTGCGGCCAG